CTAAGAAGTTGTACAACCGCAAAAAGGAGAAACAAATCATTCTCAAAGCGGCCGCTAAAAAGGAGGACTATGGCATATAAACAAGGAACTTGTTGGGACGGTTACGTTCAAAAAGGTATGAAGAAAAAAGGTAAAAAAATGGTGCCTAATTGTGTGCCTGTAACAAAAGCAGCTATGGGTAGAGCTGCATTCTCAGAAACAACATCAAAAGCACCCGGTACCAAAATTAAACCAGAGGAATATACTGGTAGTTATATAAAATCAACAATTGATAACAAATATGTCTCTAATAAAAGTTATGAAAAATATTATGGTGACTTATTGAAAGGATTTAAATAATGACGTTAAAAAGAATTGATACAAATCCTATAGTTGAAAGCGTTGCTAGAAAAAATAAAAAATTCAGAAAATATCTTGAGCTTAAGAAAAAAGGTAAAATTATTAGAACTCAACCAAGATTACCTGGTATGAAAAAAGGTAAATCTGTAAATATCAAACCAGTTGGTGTGGTGTTTAAAGTTGAAAAAAAATTAGCAGGTGGTTTAGCAGGTACAGCTATTAGAGGTGCAGTAAGATCTGAGCCAGGTAAAGCTTTATTTAAAGGCCTTAAAGCAAAATTAAAAAAAATGTATGCCAAAGGTAATGAAAAAAGATCAGAGGCTGATAAAAAAATGCTTAAAGGATTATTTAAGGTAGATTTGAAAAGATCGAAAGCAGACATACTTCAAGACATGATGAAGTTTTTATATAAATCTGGAAGAAAAGCACCAAAAGGATCTGGTCCAAGAAAAGGTGCTGCTGAAGGGCTTAGAAGTTACAGAAGATTGAGAGCATACAAAAAGAAAGTAGGAAAGCAAGGTGAAGCTATTGTTGAAAGAAAAGCAAAAAATATAAAACTTAATTCTAAAGGTGGTATGCAAAAATTTAACACTGGTGGAATGGTAGATTACTATAAGGATATTTTATAATGGCAACATCAGGCACTACAGCTTTTGATCTTGATATAGATGAAATTATTCAAGAGGGTTATGAGAGATGCGGAATTACCACAAACTCAGGTTATGATTTAAGATCTGCGAGAAGAAGTTTAAATCTACTTTTTGCAGAGTGGGGTAACAGAGGTATTCATTTATGGAAAGTAAAATTGAATACTCTTGCATTAGTGGCAGGTCAAGCTGAATATTCAACTGCTACAGATGTAAATGATGTTTTAGAGGCATTTGTATCAACAACTTCAAGTAACACAAGTAGTGATAGAACAGATGTTTCCTTAACTAAAATTGATAGATCAGCTTATGCAGCATTACCTAATAAAGGTGCAACAGGTCAACCATCTCAATACTATGTGCAAAGAGAAACAACACCAAAAATATTTTTATATATTACACCTGATTTAAATACTTATACACATTTAAAATACTATTCAATTGACAGAATAGAAGATGCAGGAGCTTATACAAATGAGGCAGATGTTGCTTATAGATTTTTACCATGTATGTGTGCTGGTTTAGGATATTATTTAGCAATGAAAAAAGCACCACAATTAGTACAACAAAATAAATTAATATATGAAGATCAACTAAAACGAGCTTTGGATGAAGATGGTCAAAGGACATCTACATTTATATCTCCACAATCATTTTATCCAACGGTAAGTTAATATGGCAAAGTACGCAACAGGAAAAAGATCATTAGCAATATCAGATAGATCAGGTCAAGCTTTTCCATATACTGAAATGGTAAAAGAATGGAATGGTTCGCTTGTGCATATATCTGAATTTGAAGCTAAACATCCACAAATAAGAAGAAGATATAATACCGCAGATGCAATTGCTTTACAAAATACAAGATCACAAAAATTTCAAGAACCAAAAAGAATATCAGATATAAATCCATCACAACCGAATGATAATACATTAGTAAGTTCAGGTGGTGCACAGATGACTACGGTAAATTTAAGTTTACCAGGTAATTTTGCGTTTCAAACAGAAAAGGTTCAATTTACTGGTAATGGAATAACAACTACAGTTTCAAGTATGCAACCAGAAAATCCATCACTTGAAAATAGAAAAAGAGAGGCAAGAATTACATTAGGTAATGTAACTATAGTAACATAATGGCAATTACACATACAAATTTTTTAACACAAGTAAGAAGTTACACAGAGGTTGATAGTAATGTTTTATCAGATTTATTAATAGATCAATTTATAAGACACACTGAGTTAGATGTTGCAGGTAAAGTAGATTATGATGACATAAGAAAATATGCAACTTCAAACTTTAATGCTTCTAAAAGATTTTTAACAATGCCATCTTCTTTTTTAGTTATTAGATCTTTGCAAGTTTTTGCAACTTCAGCATTAAGTTCAGCTAGAACTTACATGGAAAAAAAAGACACTAGTTTTATATCAGAATTTAATGGTTCAGGTGCAACTGGACAGCCAAAATATTATGCTAATTGGGATGACACTAATATTGTTGTAGCACCTACACCAGATCAAGCTTATGCAGTTCAATTAAATTATATTATTGATCCACCACATTTTACCTCAACAAACGACACATATTTATCGACATATCAAGATGCGATGCTTTTATATGGTGTTTTAACAGAGGCCTTTAGTTTTTTAAAAGGGCCCCAGGATATGTACAATTTGTATAAATCTAGGTATAATGAAGCATTACAAGCTTTTGCGATGCAACAAATGGGCAGACGTAGAAGAGCAGAGTATGATGATGGGGTACCAAGAGTAAAAATTGATTCTCCATCACCTAACACAAATTATAGAGGAGAATAAATTATGGCAATAGCACAAGCAGTATGTAGCTCTTTTAAAAAAGAACTTTTAGAGGGCGGACATGAATTTCAATCAGGTGGAAACACTTTTAAATTGGCATTATATGATAGTTCAGCAAATTTATCAGCTGCAACAACATCTTTTACAACTGGTGGTGAACACGCAAATACTGGTCAATATACATCTGGTGGAGGAGTTTTAACTGGACAACAAACATCATTAGATACAACAGTTGCAATAGTAGATTTTGCAGAGTTATCATTTACAGGAGTAACATTAACGGTTCGAGGAGCGTTAATATATAATACTTCTAATAATAACAAAGCAGTAGCTGTTTTAGATTTTGGTGGAGACAAAACTGCAACAGCAGGGACTTTTACAGTTCAGTTTCCGCAGTTTAATTCAACAAACGCTATTTTAAGAATAAGCAGTTAAGGAGGAGTGCATGGCTCTAGTCATTAACGATAGAGTTAAAGAAACAAGCACTACTACTGGAACTGGAACTTTAAATCTAGATGGTGCTTCGCAAGATTTTGAATCATTTGTCTCTGGTATAGGCGATGGTAAGCAAACTTACTATTGTATTGTACAGACAGGTTCGAATAAATTTGAGGTTGGAATCGGCACAGTAACCGATGCTACGCCTGATACTCTTTCAAGACAAACAGTTATATCTTCTTCAAACGGAGATGCACTTGAAAACTTTACAACTGGTACAAAAGATGTTTTTTGTACAATACCTGCTAAAAGAACTATATCACCAGTAATGACGGCAACTGAATTTGTTGTTACACATAATTCAACTTTAAGTGAAACACAAACGATGGATTCTGGAGTTTTAGCAGGACCAGTAACAGTAACAGGAACGATAACAGTAACGGGTAATTTGGTAGTTATATAATGAGTAAAATAGAAGTAGATAAAATAGTCCCTCAGTCAGGTACAGCTCTTCAGGTTGGAGAGAACGGTGATACTATTACCGTGCCTACAGGTGCAACTTTTGATGCATCAAATGCTACAACTACTTTACCTGCAAATGTTGTTACGACTACAGGTTCACAAACTTTAACAAACAAATCTATCGCTGCTACTCAATTAACAGGAACAGTTGATAATGCTAGATTAACTGGTTCGGGTGCAATTACGATCAATGGTGCATCTGTGGCTTTAGGTGGATCTACAACAATTGCAACAGGAATTTCTTGGCAGTCTTCAGTTAAAAATGCTAATTTTAATGCTGCTGCAAATGAGGCTTATTGGGTAAACACAACTTCTAACACGGTAACAGCGACATTACCAGGATCTGCAAGTGTTGGAGATAGAATAGTTTTTGTAGATGCAGCTAGAGCATTTAATTCTAATTCATTTTTTATAAATCAAAATGGACTAAAATTTCAAAGCAACACCGTTCCTACTCCTGAGTATAGTACAATTGGAACTGTTGTGGATATTGTTTATTCAGGCACAACTTATGGTTGGACTCCTTTAGAGGATCAAAGCACTACAGATAAAACAGGAATAGCAAATATAGATTATTTAGTTGTCGCTGGTGGCGGTGGCGGTGGCGGCACAATCGGAGGTGGCGGAGGAGCTGGAGGAATGGTTTCTGCTACTTCGGTACAGATTGATAGAGGAATTACATATACTATTACTGTTGGTTCAGGACAAACGAGTTCAACGCAAGGAGATACTGGAGGAGTTTCATCTATAGCTGGATCTGGATTACCAGGTGGCACAACAATCTCAACGGTTGGCGGTGGTAATGGTGGTAATCATAGTACAGGAAACAATGCTCCTGGTACAGACGGAGGGTCTGGCGGAGGCGGAGGAGCCAATGCTAGTTCAGGTACAAACCAAGGTGGTAACGGAACATCTGGTCAAGGTAATAATGGTGGCTCTGCTAACAATGATAATCATGGCGGAGCTGGTGGCGGCAAAGGTGCTGTAGGGGCTAGTTCAACAGGTTCTCCTGCTAATGGTGGAACTGGTGAAGCAAATTCTATAACAGGTTCATCAATAACATATGCTGGTGGAGGTGCTGGTGGTTCAAGACAAGGTATGTCAACGGCAACTGGGGGAACTGGCGGCGGAGGAAACGGCGGAAACTACCCTTCAGGAAATGGTGGAAACGGTACAAACGGTCTTGGTGGTGGAGGCGGTGGTCCAAATGGTAATGGCGGAGATGGCGTTGTTATTTTAAGATTATTAACATCAGTTTATTCAGGAACTACAACAGGTTCACCAACTGTTACACAAGATGGTAGTCACACAGTTATTAAATTTACAGGAAGTGGGAGTTACACAGCATAATGGCACATTTTGCAAAATTAGGTATTGGAAATAAAGTAATAAAAGTAGAGGTAGTACATGATGATGTTGCAACTACTGAAGAGGCTGGAGTAGAATTTTTAAGAACACTTTATAATGACCTTTATGGTATTTATAAACAATATTCACCAACAACAAAAGGCGGAGTTAATTCTTCAGGTGGAGAACCATTTAGAAAAAATGCTGCATCTATTGGTATGATTTATGATGAAACGAGAGATGCTTTTATACCAAAGCAACCTTACCCTGATTGGACATTAAATGAAGATACTTGTCTTTGGGAGGCACCAGTTGCTTACCCTGATGATGGTGAAATATATGAATGGAATTCAACAACTGGCTCATGGGATCAAGTCGGTGGAAGTTAAAAAAATAGAATCGGAGATTATAAAGATGAATGTAGCAGAACACAAATTTTATAAAACAGAGCTTTTAAACTTGATTGATGAGATGCCAAATAATCCGTTTCAATGGGTTTCAAAATCAGATTGGGATCTACCTAAAAGTTTTGCAAGAAAATATTTAGATTTATTCTATAAAAAAGTAATAAGAACTTCGATGAAGAAATTACAAGATTATTATAAAGCAGATGATTGGAATATATCTAATGGTTGGTTTCAACAATATGAAAAAGATTCATA